CATCTTGTTGATGAGGTTAGGAGGTCAAGATTAAATCTTGACAAACGAAAGAAAATAATTTTAAAATATTTGCAATTCAAGAAAAAATATATTAGTTTTGTTCAAATTTAATTAACAATATGTCGCACTGGAGAAATTTAATGAAAGACAATAAGTACCTAGGGAGTTGGGACTTAGAGGTCAATGGTAAGTACGAGCCAAAAGTCGTTACAATTGAGAAGGTCTATCAGGACGTAATGGTCGGAGAGATGGGTAAGGAAGACAAGGTGTTCATCAAGCTCAAAGAGTTTCAGAAGAGCATGGTAGCCAACCGGACTAACTTCAAGAGACTCGAGACGTTCTTTGGGTCCTTCGACTTCAACGAATACATCGGCAAGGAGATTGTGCTTGGTGTTGAGAAGGTTAAGAGTCCACAGGGTGTGGTTGATGCGCTACGTTTTAGCACACGTCCGCTACCCAAGAAGGAGAAGCCAAGCATCGCGCCTGATCGATTTGCCAAGGCCTTGCAGGCCATTGCTGATGGCAAGACCACAGCTGAGAAGTTAATCAGTGATTTCAATCTAACACCTGAGCAACATGCTGAAGTTACGAGCAAGTAAGTGTGCACCGCTATTCAATAGCGGCATTCCAGGTCTTACACCAAACCAACAAGCAACACTTGATGGTCTATTAGCTAAGATTAAATTGACTGACCTACAGGCAGCCAAGCGTGATGAGCTGATTGCCAAGCGTGATGCCAACCCTGAGCTAAGCCAAGGTGCTAAGACGTTAATCGAGGAGATTATTGACGAGAAGGTATACCAATACAAAGATCACTTCTGGAGCAAGGAGACTGACAAGGGTATTAACGTTGAGGACGAGGCTATTGAGCTATACAACCGGGTGTTCTTTACGTCATACAACAAGTTGTCTGATAATAGCGAGTACGCATACCTCAACACACCACTAATGCATGGTCATCCTGACGTAGTTGACGCTGAGCGACTCAAGGTGCTTGACATCAAGTCATCATATACTAAAAAGACATTTCCAAAGACTGAGGAGAAGGCCTCCAAGAAAGTCAAGGAATCAGGTTATGATTGGCAAGTGAAGGCATACTTGTGGATGCTACGTCAGATGACTGGCCTTGACTGGCGTGATGGTGAGGTGGCATACATGCTATGCAACACACCTGAGGAGTTGTTAGGTGAATGGGACGAACCAAGCTTGCACTACATGGATGACATTGATGACAACATGAGAGCGACGATTGTGAAAGTCACTCTGACCGACGACGACATTGCAACTATTGAGAGTTGGCTGAAGGTTGCTAATGAGTATGCCGATAAGTATATCAGCATATTAAAAACTAAGAACTCATGAGAGTCCGGTTGTTAACAGATGGCGGCTATGGCTTACTATACGATGAGATTGGTAAGATCTACGAAGCCAAGCGTCACAACTATGGCTACTTAGTTAATGTTGGTAGTGATGAGTTGTATTTCTACTCTGATGAGGTTGAGATAATTCAAGACCACATCTACTTCTTAGAGAAAGCAGAAGACAAGGCTGCTATAAAAATTATTGTCGTATCAATTATTGCAACGATACTATGTATCGCTGCTATTATTTATGTAATCTTTTAATATATGTTTAAATACAAAGGCGTTGTCTATAAGGTAGGCAACACGGAAGTTATTTCCGACAAGTTCAGCAAGCGCGAACTAGTGTTAACCGATGCTGCTGATCAGTATCCGCAGTACATTTCATTTACATTTGTGAAGGACAAGTGTGCACTTCTTGACAACCTAGCTGAAGGCCAGGAGACAGAGGTGTCATTTAGTTTGAAGGGACGTGAGTGGGTCAATCCGAAGGATGGCCAGATCAAGTTCTTCAACACAGTAGAAGGATTCGCAGTAACGGGTGCAACCAATGCATTTGCACCAGGCGTAGTGCCTAGCGCACCAGGATCAGGTCACACTGACGACGATCTGCCGTTCTAAGAAGTTGTTTGACCCACTAGTCTGGGGATTGGTTTGATTGATGGGTGTAGGCTAGTGCACCCATTTTTAATCTAATGTAATATGTGGTATAGAACATCTACGGCTGATCAGCCGACTGACCCAATAGTTGATAGGGTAATCAAGAAGTATCATGATAGATCCCAAGCTGGGATCAAGAAGTATGGGACTATGCTAACGCGTGAGGATCTCAGTACAACTGATTGGCTGAAACATTTGCAGGAAGAATTACAAGATGCAACTCTCTACATTGAGCGGTTGATGATTGTGAGAGAAGAGGACGATCGTTTAGAACCGGTTCGCAAATTTATGGAGGCTCTCAACATAAACATGGAGTCCACCTTCCAATTCGCAGCTGAGGATGGTAGCGTAATTGAAAAAAAAGTATCAGACATATTCTTTAACCTTTAAATCAGAATAAGATGACAGCAGTAGAATTTTTAGTTGAGCAATTAGCAAAAAACGGAGTGTTACATAGCTCAGATATTGCCAAAGCCAAAGAAATGGAGCACGAACAAATGGAAACTACTTGGAATAATGCAATAGATGCCGAATTAAAAGACAAATGGCAGTCATTTGACCAATTTCATAACCAAACCTTTAAATCAGAATAAGATGAAGATAGTACACTTAATTAATGACACATACCAAGTAGTAAGTGAAGATGAACAAACAATTATCTTTCAAGGTAGTGAAGAACAATGTTTAAGATATTTATTGAAACAAGCAACAAGAACAATGAAATATTTTGAAAAATATTTACAATTTAAACAACAAGACTAATGACAGGTAAATATTTAATAACAACAGATAAATTCTTTGTTGCTCCTGATGGTGTTACATATTCAGCAGCTTGGGGTGATGTAAAGATTCTTGGTGATGAGTCCATCATGGGAATTAAAACAAATAGACAAAGTGCTAATTGGTATGCTGTTGTTGGTGGAAACGGTAAAGAGATTGTCATTGCAGGATGCCAAATCTTTTATGCAGTTAAGTGTGAAGAAAAGCCAAACACTGATAAAGTAACTGATTGGTACAATGGCTCTGATGGTTATGTTGTAGAAACCACTAGACCAACAAGGATTTATATAGCAGAGTAGAAACTAAACAACAAGAACAATGAAAATAGAAACCATTGAAAAAATAGGCATATTATTAACAGTAACAGCAATATGTGCATTTAATATTGCATTAGTTGTTGCAGTATGGTATGGTATATTGTAAAAATTAAACAAAAATAATGATGACACCACAAGAAAAATCAATTCAGTTAGTTGATGCCTTAAATGATGGTTCAAACATTAAGAAAGCAATAAGACTTGCTATGTTTGTTGTCAATGAGATTATTGAAAGTAGAAAGGATGATAAGCACTTTGATGATAGGGATTTTGCAAAATCAAGTGATTACTTCACACCTCACCCAATGGGATTTACATATTGGAAAGAAGTAAAAAACGAATTATTTAATTTTAAACAACAAGAACAATGAAAACAGCAGTAGAATGGTTGATAGATGAGTTATATAAACAAGGAATAAGTTTATACACTCCCGAATTAATTGAACAAGCCAAAGAAATGGAGCACGAGCAAATGGAAACTACTTGGAATAATGCAATAGATGCCGAATTAAAAGACAAATGGCAGTCATTTGACCAATTTCATAACCAAACCTTTAAATCAGAATAAGATGAAGATAGTACACTTAATTAATGACACATACCAAGTAGTAAGTGAAGATGAGCAAACAATTTACTTTCAAGGTAGCAAAGAAGATTGTGAGAGATATAGAATGAGCAGACTTTTTAACCTTTAAATCAGAATAAGATGAAGACACAAAGCGAATTTGCAAGGTTAGGAGAAGGCAGCACATACTTTGAGCAGTACTTCCAGACGCAAACACTTAAGGCTATATCGTTTGAGAATTGGCGATTGATTCAAGACCTTGTTGATGACTTGGCTCAGATATTAAGCGAAGGTAAGAAAGTGAAAATTGACGTTCAAATATTAGGAGAATAATGAAACTAAACAGAAATGACCGGAAAGAAGAGGTAGCTGCCTACTCAACGATGATACTACTAAGCGTAATATCAATATTACTAATCATTCACTTCATCACAAAATGAAAAACTACGAACGAGTCCTGCACTTATTGGCAGGAATAGCACTTGGATATTTAATGTTTGGATTATGACAAAGAGAGACATCATTATAATCATCTTCATACTTATGATAGGTATGACGATAGGATATCTGCTTGGCCGCAGAAAACCAGAGAAAGAATTACAGGTCATTGAGGTATCAAAGGCCCACGATATTACTGACGGATTGACCGGACGTAAATTAACTTATTATGAGAATTTGTATGCTAGATCAAATAAAACAATGGATTAAAAGAGATGGCCTAGATGGCCCGAGTCAGCGCGTTGACTTGGTATACAAGCGCAACTATTTGTTTAGTATACTTCGAGAAAACATGACGCTTCAAGAGATCGGTAGGTTGTTTAATAGGAGACACTCATTGGTCATTCATGGAATCAAGACGCACGAGAAGATGATGTCTGAGACTTATGAATACAATGGTATGGAGATCAAGGGAAACCTTGCTTATTTGGCGGTGATTAACGAATATAAAAAAGAATATGATAACCTATTTTCAAACGGTGACGAACACCAGCAAGCCGTTCTACGTGTCTTTAGAGACAGCTCTACAGAGGATCAGGGAGGGAAAATCGCAGCAGATAGTGGAGCAGGTGAGAGCCCTTACTCAAAAGGATGCTCGCAATGAAAAGAAGAAGTTACTCCCAGCCATTTGCTTTAGCGGTAAGTTTGAGAAGCGTGCCGACACTGCATGCATAGAGCACAGCGGGGTCATCTGCTTAGACTTTGATGGATTTGATAGTGAACAAGAGCTAGAGGACTTTAAGTTTGACTTGATGATCGACAAGTTTACCTTGTCGGTTTTCCTATCCCCATCTGGTGATGGCCTCAAGGTGTTGGTAAGGATACCAAATGACATTGAGAACCATAAGCTATACTTCAAGGGACTAGAGAAGTACTACAACCGCAAGGAGTTTGATACCACTAGTCAGAACCTCAGCCGAGTATGCTATGAGTCTTATGATCCTGAGTTGTATTACAACGCTGATTCTGAGATGTTTACTGACATGGTTAGGCCTACTGTCTTGCAGCAACGCATATCACAAATTACAACCATCAGACTCAACGACTACAACGAGATAGCTAGACGACTGCTCACATGGTGGGGCAAGAGTTATGGCATGGTGCCAGGACATCGAAACAACAACCTGTATGTGTTAGGTGTAGCTCTCAAGGAGTATGGCATCGACAAGACAATGGCCCACTCAATAATGAACGATCAGGACCAAGGTGGCGAGATGGCGTCAGAGATAGTGACGATTGTGAACAGCGCATACAAGGACATGTCGACATTTGGCACCAAGTTTTACGACGAGTTTGAGAACGTAAAGAACGAGCTGAAGAGAGGTGTTCCTGCGGAGAAGGTTGCTGAGAAGTACCAGATCGAGGAGCTGCCTGAGATCACTGAGTTCTGGACCAAGTCAAGCAAGGGTAAGGTTGAGGTGGTGCCGCACTTATTTAGATTGTTTCTAAATAACAACGGATTCTTTAAGTACTACCCACCCGGATCAAGGACGTTTGTGTTTGTTAGGGTGCTTGACAACTTGATGAGCGATGTGACTGACGACATGATTAAGGACTTTGTGTTGGACTATCTGATGGACATTGACGATATGATGGTGTACAACTACTTCGCCATGAACACCAAGTTCTTTCAAGAGACGTTCTTAAACTTTGTCCCTAAGATTGACGCTGTGTTCAAGGAGGATACCATCGACAGCGCTTACTTGTACTACTTAAACTGCGCTGTGCAGATAACTAAGGATGGTGTGAATGTCATTGACTACAAGGACTTAGGTGGCCACGTATGGGAGATGCAGCGTATCAATCGTGAGTTTGTGTTCTCCGATAACATCGGAGATAACGAGTTCGAGAGGTTTGTTGCCAACATATCAGGAGACGACGAGTCACGCAAGCGATCGATGGAGTCAACGTTGGGTTACATGATGCACAGCCATAAGCCAGCGAGCTATTGTCCTGCTGTCATTCTAAACGATGAGGTCATCAGCTCCAACCCTGAGGGTGGTACTGGTAAGGGCATCTTTGTCAACTCGATTAACCACATGAAAAAGATGGTGAAGATTGACGGCAAGGGGTTTAGCTTCCAGAAGTCATTCCCATACCAACGTGTGCAGGTTGACACTCAGGTGCTAGTCTTTGATGACGTATCTAAGGGGTTTGCATTTGAGAACTTATTCTCAGTGATTACCGAGGGTATCACATTAGAGAAGAAGAACAAGGATGAGATACACATTCCTTTTGAACGATCTCCAAAGATATTCATCACCACTAACTACGCCATCAAGGGCGCAGGGAACTCATTTGAGCGACGTAAGTGGGACTTAGAGTTCAGACAGTACTATACCAAAGAAAAGACGCCTGAGGACGAGTTTGGTCACATGCTCTACAGCGGATGGGACGATAGCGAGTGGATTAAGTTCGATAACTACATGATCCGGAACCTTCAGTTGTATCTGAAGAAAGGATTGGTTGAGACTGAATTCAAGAACCTTAAGGTCCGTAAGTTGATCGCTGAGACATCACCTGAGTTTTGGGAATGGGCTACAGCTAGAGATAACATGGACACCAAGCCAAACGCTAAGTCGGTCGGCCAGGACATGCTCAACAGGTTTGTTGCTGACTACCCTGACTACGACCGCTATGGTAGGTATAAGCTATCAAACGCTAAGTTTTACCATTGGCTTGATGCATATGGTGAGTATGCGTTCGGTCAGAAGCCAAGGGCATACAAGGGTATGAACGGCAAGGAGATTCATTTTATTGTTAAAAATCCAACACAAACAAAGTTATGTTAGAAGAAATTTTAGAATACTACCCGGACGAGACCTTCTTAAAGGCTGATGGGTTTGATGACGCTGTGATTGGCGTTGAGATAGCTGAGCCAATGCGGCTAGTCTATTCAGTTAAAAGAGTAATTGAGATACTTATAACTGAAGACGAGATGTCAATGGAAGATGCGCTTGAGCACTTTGAGTTTAACATTCGCGGTAGCTATGTAGGTGAGCAGACACCTATCTGGTGCGATGATATGTATGAGATATGAAGTTCCCATTAGTCATACTCCATAAACGCATGGAGGCCACCATTGAGGTGATGAACATGAACAAAAGCAAAAAGATAAGTAAAGAGCTTGGTGATATGCTTAATTCATATCTAAACGCAATAGGCTTACTTAGGGGGTTTCATATGGAATGGTATGCTGACCCTTACTATGCTATCATGGCATTGAGAAGAGAGTTCTCATCGGTGAGTAAGTCCAAAGAGCTTACGGAAGAATTGAATGCTGCAATTAAATTATTAAGAGATGAAGACGCTAAGAAGCTATCAAAATGATATCGCATCCAAAGGTGTAGAGATACTAAAAAAGTACAATATATTGTACTTAGCCATGGAGGTTAGATGCGGAAAGACAGCGACCTCTATGGAAGTGGCAAAACAGTTTGGAGCTAAAAGAGTATTATTCCTGACTAAAAAGAAAGCCATTGGATCTATTATGATGGACTATAAAGAATTTGGTTATGACTTTGATATTGAAGTTATAAATGACGAGTCTATGCATAAGGCGCAGATGACTGACCCTGACCTAATCATTCACGATGAGCACCATAGGTTTGGTGCCTTCCCAAAGCCAGGGTTGTACACCAAGATGTACAAGAAAATGTACAGCCACTTGCCAATGATCTTTCTGTCGGGCACACCATGCCCAGAGTCATACAGTCAGATTTACCATCAGTTTTGGGTGAGCGACCACTCGCCATTCAGGGAGTACAAGAACTTCTACCGATGGGCCGATGACTACGTCAATAAGTTCGACCGAGTTATCAATGGGTTCAAGGTGACTGACTACTCAAGTGGAATGGAGCTCAAGATCATGACAAATGTGGCTCATCTGATGATTAGCTTCACGCAGTCACAGGCAGGCTTTGAGACAGCAATCGAGGAGGAAGTTCTTTATGTCGACATGTCGGAGAAGACAAAGATGATTGTGAAGAAGTTGGAGCGCGACTTGGTTGTTGAGGGGAAGGACGAGGTGATACTTGGCGACACGCCAGTTAAGTTGATGCAGAAGCTCCATCAGTTGTGGAGTGGCACGGTGAA